TAATCTCGCCTCTGAGATCCGATCGAAGTTGACCAGCTTATAGGCATCAGAGAGCCTCGTGCCCGGGTGCTGCTGGCAATACATCACGACATCTTGGAAGTTTTCCTGTGCCATGACATCCTGCGCGCTCCCGATCGTAGGGTCGAAATCAATGATCGCTCGCATGTCCTCATCGATCATGCTCTGTGCCTGGAACCGCTGATTCTGTCTCTCAATCTCCTCAGCGCGTCTTACGGCAGGTGAATTGGCGATTGCCCGGTCAAGCATCTCCGGATCAATACCGGCTTCCTGCATCTGGCTTCTCGCCTGTGCCCTCTCCTGTGCCGCCATAGCTTCCACATAGTCAGCCGCGGACTGGATCGGTGCTCCCGTCTCAGGGTTCGTATAACCCTTGAAACGCTGTGCATACTCTCGGTCGATTGCGGCTAACCTCGCCTCATACTTCTTCTGAGCGTCAGCCTCCGCTCTTCTCCTGATTTCTGCAAAAACATGGTTCTGCTCGGCAGTCTGCGGGGCGGGTGCAGATTCTTCTTCGCCTGTGGAAACCTCTTCGGTTCCTTCTGCTTCGCTGGTTTCCGGTGCAGCGGCTTCCGGTGTTACGCTGCCTTCTTCTGCAAAAAACTGTAGATCCATTTCTAACATGTGTTCCTCCTCGGATTTTTGCGCTATTCCTGCGATTTATATTGAAACCCCACTATGGGGATTCTTCCTCCTCGTCATCCACGACATCAAGAGGGATGTACTCGGTCTTTACGACCTTCATATAGTTCTCACAAGTAGGAGTGATGCAGGACAGTCTCAGCCTATTTGCATAGGTGCCATCCTTCCTTCTAACTGTCTTATTGCTTGTGATCCTCATATCCACGTTACATACCGGGCAAAGCATTAGGCATTCCTCCTACTGGGATCTCCATTCCCTGATCCTGTTGTTCCATCATGGCTTTCTGTTGCTTCTGCTCTTCAATACGACTCTCAACCAGGCTCAAAATCACAGACGCATTCGGGTATCCGTTAGCTCTTTGTAGCATCCAATACGTCCTTGCAGTCTCCAGATCACCAAGATTACCGAAAGCACCGGACTGCAGTTTCATATCTGCCTGATTCCATAAGAGCTCTCTGTTCTGCATCATCGTTGAGGTAGGATCTGTGGTGAAAATGAACTCATCGTCCCAGTAAAACTCTCCACTGGCATCCATTCTTAGGAACTCTTTCCTATTCATGGAGTCGTACTGGGTCTCGCCGGCGGAGTCTACGGAAGTGATCTCAGTGTCCTGATCAGCGTATGCAAGCCAGAACTTGAACATCAATTCATATAACTGCGCCCATGCGTCATTCTTAAGAGTCCTCTTAGACTCCAGACGCCCTGCAGCCTGATTGATGGAATACTGTTTCGCGGTACCGGAGGTCGCGGATGCGTCATATTTACCCTGGAAGGAGTCCGTGATACCCGATGTAGACTTTGCCCAGTTATAGTTCTGCTCCAGATAAGTGAGGTCATTCTGGACATTCGGCTGGACGTTTATCACGTTCACAAGCTGAGACTCTGCAGCGTTCGCCACACGGATGATCTTTAATTCCTTATCATTCGTCTCAACCTTCTTGCCCTCGGGAAGGGTCACATAGGAACCACCTTTAAGCAGTTTCTCGTTGATCTTATCCCCCAGCTTCTTGATGGTATCCTGCTGATCTATCAGAACCTCGGTATCGGATCCGCCTAAAAGCTCATCCGTCTTAGAGATGTTTCTTCTTAAAACAATGGGATATTTATTCGGTTTATAGTAAGGGATCTTCTTCTGAACCTTCTTTATCTTAGGCTGCATCATGCCATGAGAGTCTAAGATAGGATTCCCGGCTTCGTCCATCAGAGGAACAGGGTTTCCATCCTCGTCTCTCTCAACCTCGGTCTCATAGGGGTCGATTCTTCTCTTACCGCCAAGATCAAAGTCAACCTCGATGCCCTCTACCAGTTCTTCATAGTCTTCCGGAAGTTTCTTTGACTTCTTACCTCCGCAGACCGGGCACACGCCATTCTGCATGACAGAACCGTCTTTTACGCACCTATCTAACTGCCTTGCCTGATAGTCCTCGATATCCAGAAGTTCAAAGGTATCGCACCAGATATAGCACCCAACACCGCCATTTTCGTTTCTATAAATAGCAGTATTCACTGTTACGATGTCTTTGTTGTTATTTGCACCATCAATCCCGTTATAAATCTCCGGTTGATCGTTCTCAGCATCGGTTACATCCACGTCATACGCTCTCTTAACTGCGTTTTTGGTCATGGATTCCTGAATGAAGAAGTAATCCATGTCTCCGATCTCGGTTACGCCCGGCTGAGGGACTAATTTCCTAGGATGTACCTCCGAAATCTTCAAATCACCGATCTCGCTATGTAAACCTGCGTTTTTATCCCACTGAACGTAGAAATAATCCCCACCCTGGATGGTCGTTACCCTCTCCATGAGGTCATTTAACCTCACAAGACCCAAGGATCTGACCTTGTTTTCAAGCATGTGCTCGATTTTCTTCGCCAGTTCGGCGTCCTGAGAGTGAATCGCTTGTACTTTAGGCATGGGGATAGACGTATCGATCTGGGATTCGATCAATTCATAGATGATATTTCGTACATTTGCGGACGATTTCGTGACAGGCTGACGTGAATTAGGGTTAGGACGCACAGAACGGTCACCATTATAGTACCCTTCGTACTCTTTCATGCGATTTCGATCAGAGGCATACCGGTTCTTCGCTTCTTCTAACCTCGCCTGCCACTTCTTTAATGTCTTATTCTCGCTCGCTTTATTCATCGCCCTTTTTATTCTCCGAAAGATGCCCAATTCGGTTTACCCCACATGCTGATAAGGATCTGCTTGTCCTCTTCAGAAGCATTCTCGTAGTCTTCAAACATGTCTTCTCGCCACACAATATGCTTCTCGTTCTTATGGTTCTCCGCTCCCAGCGTCCAGAAGATACAAAAGTACCTTAAGGCGTCTACTGAATGGGTTAATTCGTGCGGTTGCTTGGCATATATGTTCGGTTTTCTCTCATCGTGCTGGATTTTCTTCAAGCACCTTAGAAGATTCGGCGCAACCGGTCTTCCGTTTATCGTCCGTATGGTCAATTTAGACTGTCCGCCAGTGGTATGAGCTAAATATTCTTTGGTTGCCAGACACCCTGCGGCGATATCGTTATTGACCTTGGTTAAATTCACTCCGTATTCGTTGAACAAAAGCGCTATGCTCTTGCCCGTCTGAGGACTTCTATTCCACAAGTCCGGAGGAGCCAAATACTGCACACATTTATAGTCCTGAGCCAGGTCTTTAATCAGTTGTGCGGCTTCCCCGACCGTTAAATTGCTCTCATAGATCTCTCTATCGATCTGGGCATTGCCAAATGCGTCTCTCTTCACAAAATACCCGGCTAACATGTCCAGTCCATAGTCCATAACGAAGTAGTCAACCGTGTTCTGCTTCAGCGGGTATTCGTTCAAAATCGAGTCATCAGTCACCTCGGGGAAGAATGCTCCGCCAGGGACTGTTAAAGCCTCCTCAATGCTCGCAGGATATTCCGCCTGCATGAGGTCACCCATCTCTTTCTTGGTCTCTGAATACCACTTCTCGTCTCTGGAAGGGTCTGCACTCCACGGGATGAAGATCTTGTAGAAGTTATTCTCCGTGGTAAACAGTTCCTCAAACAGAGATCCCCTCTTGATAGTTGATACCCCGATTACCTGTCCACTGTTCGCTCGGTTAATGACCGGATACGCTGCCTGCCATATTGATCTGTCAAACTGCTGGAATGCCCACTCGTCAAATATCAGTAAATCGGCTGTAAAGGATCTCGCCGCGTTCTCACTTGATGCAAAACACTGGAATGTGCTCTCCGGTGCCCCCGGATGATGAACCTTTAATATCAGAGCTGTGTTCTCAAACCATGCGCCCTGCCATCCTTCTGGGATGTTACCCTTCTCGGCAATCAGTTCGGGCATATTCCTCAAGATCACCGCAGTCCTTCGGATGAGCTCCATAGCCTCGGTCTCGCTCTTACTGAGTCCGATTATGAGTCTCCCCTGCATGGTCACCAACATATGCACCGCATAATGTAAGACCAACCACGATATCCCCAGCTGTCTAGCCTTTAAGATGATCGTCCTCTTATGGTCTCTGATGTCCTCTAAGGCGTCTCTCTGCTCTTTCCAAAGTGCAAACGGCTGGATGATCTCTGCCTTGTTTCTATCTTCGATATGCCCGTAATTCTCTACGAAGTACACCAGGTGCTCTCTGCAGTATGCGATCTCTTTCTCTCGTAGCTCTTGGACGGACATGTGACCTCGGGTTTTGAAAATTAAAAAAATTTTGTGGGGCGGATCTGTAGTACCTTCTGCGGGTTCCCATCCGCGCGCCGGGTGGTGGGGGTGGGGTGGGTGTGGGGTGCGTCTCCTCTGCAGGTGTGCGCGTGGGATCCGGTGGAAAAATCCGCGGCATTGTGTGCGGTGTCTCTGTATATGTGTGCGCCCCTCTGCAGGTGATCCGGTTCCCGTTGATGCTCTTCCTATTCCCTGCAGATTGTCCGGTTTCCTGCTTCCTTTTCTGTAATTGCGTGAAACATGACATTTACGCAGTTTTATATTTCTTTGTCAAATTACCCTCTAACCCTTGATATATCTAGCTTTGCCGGTATTTTAACCCCTATTTCTTATCGGTATTTCGTGTATAAACCCCGTGTTTTTCGATACCATGTTATCGATATTTCGTTTATTTACTTTCTTTCGTTCATCTTTCCGGCTAGTTTTTCAATCAATGCCCTGTCCGCATCTGTCATTACATCCGCCTTGATTTCCTGCTTCGATACCGGCATTTCTCCGATTGTATCGCGGACAAACTGTGCTGCCTTTGTATCTCCTGCTGCTGCTTTCTGCATCATGCTAACGGTGATCGCTTCTAAGTATGTAAGCCCTGATTCCGTTTTCTTGCGTAATCCTATGTCTAGCATTTCAGAAAAGCTCTTGCGCTGTGCCTGCGCTGCGTTGCTTGCGTCTGCTCCTGCTCTATGTATAAGCTTATCTGCTTCCGGATCTCCTCCGAATATGTTTAGCTTTCCGCCGTTCTGCACTCTTGCCGTGCCGCTTTCGTTCCTGGTTCCGTTCGGAAGGTTTCTATAGTTCTCATCCATAAAAGCATCTGGTACGATTGCATGCCCTTTTTCATCATGCGGATATGAAGAAACGTCAAGGAGTACCCTCGGCGCCTTCTGCTTTCTGCTCTTCTGTTTTCCGGTCTGCTTTTCGCTCATCTCTTCCAATATATGGGAAAAATTACTTGCTTCTTCCTGATCTCGTCTTCGCCTGGTTCTTCTGGTTCTTTGCGGCTCTCAAGTCGCTTTTCATCTTTGCGTTGCTATCATAAGTGGTAGCATAACCGGCGCGCGCTCTCGCCGCGTTGTTCTTTATCATCTGCATGTCGCGCCTGATCCCCATACCGCCGGCGGCTCCGTCCTCTGCATTCGTTGATTTGCTTCCAAGGTCGGCGCGTCTTTCGGTCGCTTTGCTCATCAAAACGCCGCTATCTTTTTGCAGTGGCACTGCAGGGGCGAGACTTTTTTCTCTATTCCTTGCGGCGCTTCTGTGATAATTGCTCATTGTTCCCCCCTCCTGCTTTCCGCGTCCCTTTTCTGCAGGGATGTCCCACGAACGGCAATTTGTCGCCCGTGGGACGCGTGAAAAGAGAGTCAAAGCGCGGATTTTCTAATGATCCAACGATATTATCTAACAATTTGCGCGGCACTAAGTCGTCACTTTTTGCGCGTGAAACACTTGTCCTGCGCGGCTTTAGCGCATGAACCGCGCGCCCCTGGTTTTTTTGTGCGAGTCGCGGAGAAGCGCGCAACCATGCGGTTTTGACGCGTGTCGCGCGTGTCTTTTTCGCCCTGGGCGATACCGCGTGAAGCCTTGATTTTACTGGCTTTAGCGCGCAGCGAGTCGCGGCGAGTCGCCTGTTTTCCGCGCTTCCCGGCTTTTTCAAGTCCTCGTCAATAACTTTTTGAAAAAAATTTTTTGTGCCCGTCAAGCCGCGCCACTACTGCATTTTGCGCGTGTCGTTGCGCACTGATTCATTTTTGCCCGCTTGACAGTGCGCACTGATTGCGATAACATGCAAATTGTCAGGGCGCACTGAAGCGCACACAAACAACCGGCTCCGGTTCCCCCGAAAAGGGAACGAAAACTTGAAAACCATATACCTGTGAGCGAATAGCAGCGAGAGCGACGGCAATAGTCAGGAAGATGAGTCAAGCGGAGCCACTGGACAAAAGGAGCGAGACACAATGAAAAAGACAGCGAACGAAAACAAGGTATCAATCAGCACCGGCAACCAGAAAATGGGCGCGATTCCGTCCGTATCTCTTCCGCCGATCGTAACCTGCAAGCACTGCGAGACCTGCGCGCACAAGTGCTACGCCGCGAAACTTTGCCGGCTCCGCCCTTCTGTAAAGGCAGCCTATGACCGCAACCTCGCTATCCTTAAGAGCGACCGCGACAGCTACTTCCTGCAGGTCAAGGCGGCGGCAATGGTAACAAGGTTCTTCCGGTTCCACGTTTCCGGCGACATTGTGGACGCGGACTACCTGGACAGGATGGTCAGGACAGCACGAGAGCTCAAGGGAACGCAGTTCCTTTGCTTCACGAAGAACTACGAAGACGTGAACGAGTACCTGCAGAACCACAAAAAGCCGGCAAACCTGCACTTGATTTTCTCGCTCCCCTTCACCGGCGCAAAGATTGACAACCCCCACAACCTGCCGACGGCGGCGGTCATCCTGAAGGGACAGGAACCCAAAGACAACTGGAAGGTGTGCGGCGGCAACTGCAGCGAGTGCGCCTGCAGAGGTTGCGGGTGCTGGGAACTGAAGAAGGGCGAGACAATCGCATTTTATGAGCACTAAACAAGACAACCCGCCGCGGAGGTTACGACGGCACACAACCAAAGACACCGACCGCCGGCGGATCCCGGCGGAGAAAGGACAAGACAATGACAGCAAACGAGATTAGAGAGACCGTAAAGAACCTCCG